CAGATGGTTCAGTATCAAATGGTCGAAATAGAATTATTAAGATTGTTGATGGCGGTGATTTAGGTGGTACAGTTTATTACCAGATAACCCCAAATGATGCAGAAAGATACTTTTGGATTGAAAACGGGTTATCAGGCTCACGATCAATCCTTCTTTTTCAAGGAACATATAACGCCTCAAATGATATAGAGATACCAAACGGAAAGACCAAACTTGTCCGTTCAGATGGAGCGGGTAGTGGGGCAGTTGTTGTTGAGTTAGCTCCTAATCTTGCAGTAACAGGCTCATATCAAGTTGATAATATTCTTTTGGATGGTAATTCAATTACATCAACAGACACGGATGGTGCCATCAGCATTACCCCTAATGGTACAGGTGATGTAAATCTTGGTGCCGACACTGTAGTTGTTGGAGATTCTAACGCAACAGCCACTATTACATCAAATGGTACAGGAGATCTGGTTCTTTCAACGAATGGAGGAACAGATAGTGGAACAATTACAATTACGGATGCTGCGAACAATGATATCTCGCTTGCTCCTAATGGTACGGGTAATGTCAACTTACAAGCTGACAGTGTTGTGGCTGGTGATTCAAATGCTGATTTTACTCTTACTACTAATGGCACTGGGGATTTAATCCTTAACACAAACTCAGGCACAAACTCAGGAAGTATTACAATAGCTGACGGATCTAACGGCAACATAGCTATTACACCTAATGGTACTGGCGAAGTTGATATTTCAAAAGTTGACATAGCAGCAGGGGCAATAGACGGCACAACAGTAGGTGCAGCTTCTGCAAGCACAGGAGCTTTTACAACCTTATCGGCTACAGATGATGTTACGTTCAATGGAGGTACATTTGTCTTTAATGAAGCAGGTGCCGACAAAGATTTTAGAATTGAAGGCGATAACGATGCTAACCTTATCTTATGTGATGCGTCAGTAGACAGAGTTGGTATTAAAACAGCAACACCATTAGCGGCACTTCATGTTACAGGTGATACGTTCTTTGGTGGCAACGTAAGAGAGAAGGTAACAATATCAGCGACAGCATCTACAGGCACAATTAACTTTGATGTTGTAACACAAAGTGTTCTTTACTACACAACTAATGCTTCTGGTAACTTTACTATAAATGTAAGAGGTGACGGGTCAACAACCCTTAACTCTATAATGGCAACAGGTGATTCATTAACGATTGCTTTCTTATCCACACAAGGAAGTTCAGCTTATTACATGAACGCATTTACAGTAGATGGAAGCAGTGTAACTCCAAAATATCAAGGAGGTTCTGCCTTTAGCGCAGGAAATGCAAGCGGTATAGACTCGTATGCTATAACAGTAATTAAAACAGGTGACGGTGCTTTTACAGCATTAGCAGCACAGACACAATTTGGATGATTAAACTATGGCTCCTATACTCTCTACCTTTGGATCAGCGGCTTCTCGCAACTACGGATTAAGTCTTTTAACAGATACCGCAACTGTGCAGATATTATCTTTTAATGCTTCTGCGTCTTGGACAGCACCAACAGGTGTTACATCTATAGATTATCTTGTTGTTGCTGGCGGTGGTGGTGGAGGAGGCTCTATAGGTGGTGGCGGTGGAGCAGGTGGGTTCCGTGTCGGAACAGGTCAATCTGTTAGTGCTGGTTCAACCTATACAATGACCATTGGTAGTGGAGGAAGTGCAGGTGCTGGGGGTCCTAACACATCAGATGGTGGTGACGGTAACGATTCTTCTATTGGTTCTCCTGTTTCTAAAACCTCTACAGGAGGTGGCGGTGGTGGTCTTGGCTTTAATATAACAGGGTTTGTTTATTCTAATGATGGCAGAGATGGTGGCTCTGGTGGTGGAGGAGGCGGTGGAATTACTCGACCAGCAGGAGGAACTGCTGTAGGTGGTTCTGGAAATACACCTTCAACAAGTCCATCTCAAGGAAATGATGGTGGAGATGCACCTAATGTTACAGGCGGTCACGGTTCAGGTGGTGGCGGCGCAGGAGCGGCAGGTTCTTTAAATACTTTTTCTCCTGGTCCGCAAGGAGCAGGGGGATCAGGAACGGCTTCAACAATATCTGGCTCTTCTGTTACATACGCTGGCGGTGGCGGTGGCGGTGCATTTGTTTCTCCTGCACCTAGTGGAGTAGGTGGAGCAGCTGGCTCTGGTGGAGGTGGTAAAGGGGCAGACGCACCTAGCGTAACGCCAGGACAAGCTGGAGGAGCTGGAACAGCCAACACAGGTGGTGGCGGTGGAGGAGGCGGTGGAGGTCCTTCTGGTCATACTGATACTGCTGGTGGAGTAGGTGGTTCTGGAATTATTATTATAAAATACGAAGACCCTAATGCTAATCCAATTTCAACTTTCACAGGTTCAGGAGTTTATAAAGTTCCAACGGGCGTATCTTCTATTGCCTATCTTGTTGTTGCAGGAGGCGGAGGCGGCGGTGGTGCTTTTGCAGGTGGTGGAGGTGCAGGAGGATTTCGTGTAGGCACAGGACAATCCGTTACCGCAGGTAATAATTTAGCTATTACAGTTGGAGCAGGTGGGTCAAATGGTGTTGGGTATACTTCTAGCCCGTCATCTTCAACAACGGGTGGAGACGGAGGAGATTCTGTAATAGGAAGTCCTGTTTCTATTACATCTACTGGTGGTGGAGGTGGAGGTCGAGGATATCCAAATCCAGGTCAATCAGGTCGAAACGGTGGTTCTGGTGGGGGTTCTGGTGGTGGAAGTCCTTTGTCAGCAGGAAGTGGAAACACACCAAGTACCTCGCCAAGTCAGGGTAATGATGGTGGATTAGGTAATTACGGTGCTTCTTATTATGGTGGTGGTGGCGGTGGTGGTGCAAATGCCGCTGGTTCTAATATTGGAACAAGTAACGTAGGTGGAAACGGTGGTGCAGGAACAGCTTCGTCAATTACAGGTTCTTCTGTTACATATGCAGGTGGTGGTGGTGGTGGACACTATAATCCAGGAACTCCAGCAGCCGCAGGTTCAGGTGGTGCAGGAGGTGGTGGAGCAGGAGCTAATGGAACTCCCGCAGCTTTAACAGCAGGTACATCAGGAACAGCTAACACAGGCGGAGGCGGCGGCGGAGGCGGCGGTGGTTCTCCTGGAGTTGGCGGTGCAGGTGGGTCAGGTGGCTCTGGAATTGTAGTTATTAAACAGGAGTAAATATGGCTGATAAAATATACAGATTGTATGGAATAGATGTTGCTATGGAATTGCTACGCCCAAAAGCAAAATGGGAAATTTCTAACAATGTATTTACACGATGGGAAGACCCAAGACCTTGCCCAACCATAGAGGAAGTATACAAGGTTATGGAATTATCTAAAGACTTTGAGGACAAAATAGATACACAATGGTTGCCAGAACAGGTTAAAGAAATAGAAGAAGAAGATGAAAAGTTTAGAAAGGCTATGAACTAATGATTGTTCACACACTGTTTCCTAGCACGGTTTGTTTTTTTGATTTAGGTAGAAATCTAACTAAAAAAGAAATGAATTTTATTTTGAAACAAAAGCAAAGACCTAATGATGGAAATTCAACAAGTGTCAATAATTCCTTGTTGGAAAATAAAACATTAGAAAATCTGAAAACATTTATTAGTAATTGTTTTAATAATTATGCCGAAAATGTATTAAGAATTAAAGAAGATGTGTCTCTTGATATAACACAAAGCTGGGCAAACTTTACAAAAAAGGGTGAGTTTCACCATAGGCACAGTCATAGCAATAGTTATTTGTCTGGAGTTTTTTATGTTAAAGCTGATGATAAGCTAGATAAGATTATGTTTTTTAAAGATGGGTATGATCAAATCAAATTAGAGCCAAAAGATTTTAATATACATAATTCTGAAAGTTGGTTTTTTAATGTTAAGTCTAATCAGTTTGCGGTGTTTCCATCTTCTTTGACCCATATGGTTCCTCCAACAGAGACAGAAGAACGAGTTAGCATATCCTGTAATACGTTTCCAAAAGGTATGTTTGGAGATGCAAGCAAGTTAACAGGATTAGAACTTTGATTAATGAGAATATAAAAGACTATGTAAAGGTTTATGACAATTTTTTAGATAAGGATTTTTGCAAAAGTGTAATAAAAGAGTTGCAACATAATAATTGGGAAACACATTCTTTTTATTTACCTATTAAAGATGAGTTTATCACTCACGTAGATGATCTTTCTGTATCTTTTAATAGGAAAGATGAAAAATGTTTAGAGTTAAATAAAAAAGTATGGAACGCTATTAATCAATATATAACAAAAGATTTTAAATGTTTTGGAAATTGGTTTGATGCGTGGAATGGTTATACGGAAGTTAGATATAATAAGTATATTGTCGGCACTACAATGAAAGAACATTGCGATCATATACACACAATATTTGACGGTAAAAGAAGAGGAATCCCAGTATTATCTATAGTGGGAGCTTTGAATGAAGATTATGAAGGTGGAGATTTTATAATGTGGGAGACAGAAAAAATAGAATTACCTCAAGGATCTATAATGATCTTTCCGAGTAACTTTATGTACCCACACAAAGTTACACCAGTAACGCAGGGAACGAGATACAGTTATGTATCGTGGACTTTTTAGGAGATTGAAGTGGCACATTTTGCAGAAATAGATTCAAATAATGTTGTGTTAAGGGTTGTTGTTGTTGATAACGCAGACACAGCAATGGCAGATGGAACAGAAACAGAAAGTATTGGTATAGCACATTGCCAAAAATTGTTTGGTGGTACGTGGGTTCAGACTTCGTATAATGCGACCCAAAGAAAAAACTTTGCTTCAAAAGGTTACACTTATGATTCAGGTCGTAATGCTTTTATTCCTCCCAAACCCTATAACTCTTGGGTTTTAGATGATTCTACTTGTCGTTGGGTAGCTCCTGTAAATGCACCGAGTGATGCTTCAAAAGAAAACCCCTATACTTGGAATGAGGAAACAACAAGTTGGGTAAAGGTCTAAATAAATGATTGAGATTGGTGTTGCATTAGCTGCGATTAAGTCTGCTCACGGGGCATTAATGAGTGCCGTCAAAGTGGGTAAGGATTTGTCGCAACTTGGCACAGCCATTTCTAAGTACGCAAAAGGTGAGGCAGCCTTGCAAGCTAAGGCTGAAGCCAAAAAATCATCTTTCTTTAGTAAACTGTCTGGTGTTGAGAACAGTGCCATTGACGAGTTTATGCACAAAAAACAACAAGACGAAATGAGAGATCAGCTTAGAGAGACATTCCAGTTATACGGGAAGAAGGGCGACTGGGAGATGCTCCAGAGCTTTATTGCCAAAGAAAGAGCAAGGCTTAAAGAAATATACATACGAGAAGAAAAACGCAGACAAATGTGGAGGGATATTGGATTTGCTTTTTTAATTACGTGTGCTGTTGCTGTAATTCTTGGAATTGTAGGTTTTGTTTCTGTAAAAGCTCAAGCCTATCAGCAACCGCCTTATATTGTTGGAAGGTTGTACTAATGGCGTTTACCAAACTTCAATTCAGACCAGGCATAAATAAAGAAACAACATCTTACTCTAATGAAGGTGGGTGGTATGACTGTGATAAAATCAGGTTT